GTATGTGCCTTGTTTTCTGTCAGTACTTTCAACATATGCTTTTGTTCGTTCAGTTCTTTCTTTGTCATTTTTATCCTCCGTAGGTTGATTTCGAAGGCTTTGTGCCTTTCGTTAGTAGGTATATTACCATACTGTTTGGCACTATTCAAGTGTGAATAATGACAATCATTCTGCGAAATTTCGGGTGATATTGTACATCATAAAACCAGCATCTCCCTCGAATCATAAACCGACTCATCAGATACACATCCACAGCGAATTGCACGGTCGAGAGCCATAATCATGGCAACCGCACCGTCAATCTTCTCTGTGGATTTTTCTTTGTCCGGTTTGATGTTTCCGGCAGGGTCACGACGAATAAAGATGTTATCCATCATCCACCTTAAAACAGGATGCCCGTTGTGGGCAAGTGTTTGTTCCAAGGTCAGTTTCATCAGTTCTTTGGTCGGCGGTGACATATCTTTGTAACCCTGTCCAAATTGCACCATCGTGAAGCCAAGTCCCTCCAGATTCTGCGACATCTGCACTGCACCCCATCTATCAAATGCAATCTCTTTGATGTGAAACTTTTGTCCCAGTTCGTCAATGAAGTTTTCGATAAAACCGTAGTGAACTACATTTCCCTCAGTGGTTTTCAGGTAGCCCTGCCGTTCCCATACATCATATGGAACATGGTCACGCCTTACTCTGAGCGGCAAAGTTTCTTCGGGCAGCCAGAAGTAAGGCAAAACATAATAATGATTGTCTTCATCGGTCGGCGGAAAAACAAGCACAAAAGCTGTAATATCCGTTGTAGAGGAGAGGTCAAGTCCACCGTAGCAGATACGCCCGGCAAGCATATCTTCATCAAAATCCACCTTGCATTTGTCCCACTTTTCCATCGGCATCCAGCGGACAGCCTGTTTTACCCATTGGTTCAGTCTCAATTGTCGGAAAGCGTTTTCTTCTCCCGGCGTTTCCTTTGCAGAATTACAAGCTGCTACCACCTTATCCATGCCGATTGTCTTGTCGAGGGATGGATTTGCTTTTTTCCACACCTTTGGGTCAGTCCAGTCTTCGGATTCATCTGCACCATAAATGACCGGATAAAAAGTCGGGTCGTGCTTTCTGCCTTCCAGAATGTCCTTTGCTTTTTGGTGTACTTCATAGCAGATTGAATTTGTATCAGTTCCGGCGGTTGTGATAAGAAAATACAGAGGCTGCATTCTGGCATCACCGGAGCCCTTTGTCATGACATCAAAGAGTTTTCGGTTGGGTTGGGTATGCAGCTCATCAAATACAACGCCATGAATATTGAATCCGTGCTTGGAGTATGCTTCTGCAGAAAGTACCTGATAGAAGCTGTTTGTTGGAATGTACACGATACGCTTTTGTGAGGTCAGGATTTTCACTCGCTTATTCAGGGCTGGGCACATTCGCACCATATCGGCAGCCACATCAAATACAATGGCTGCCTGTTGGCGGTCAGCAGCACAGCCGTAAACTTCGGCACGTTCTTCACCGTCACCGCAGGTGAGCAGCAGTGCAACAGCGGCGGCAAGCTCGCTGTTGTGTGTTGGTAAAAAAGAACGCCCAACACAATAAAGGTGTGAAGGGCTGTCGACTTGTATGCATTGCATACCCGGATTTTCAATTTTTTCAATAGAATCAATATATCGAAAATGACTGCGTGACTTAGGATTCCTTTTTACTGCGTTTTTCATTTTCCTTTTTAGTCCTGCAATCGGCATATCATCGAAGGCAGTGAATTTCACATAGTATAGGGTTTCTCCTGTTGCCACTCTTCCGCATTCTCTGCTTGGCTTACTCCAATCTGTTCTCTGCGTGGATACCGCAGTCGTGATTGTATTTTTTATGCCTAAACCCCATAGCAGTTCACTTACGCTTTCAGCAAGTGCTTTTTCTGTAGAAGTGTAAATTGCCTGCCCTTTCACATTACTGATTGCTCCATCAGAATCCATAAGTCCCTGTAATAAATCGAATCTCTGCGAAACGGAAGCTCTGAGATATTCTATTGGGATTTTCTTGTCATGGA